CGGCAGAAGAATTTTTTGCAACTTATATCAAGGCTATGAATGCCAAAATTATTGTTGCAGGTTTTGATTATACATTTGGCTCTGACCAAAAAACGGCAGAAGATTTGAAGGATTACTTTGATGGAGAAGTCATTATTGTCCCACCTGTAGAAGATGAGAAAGGAAAGATTAGTTCAACACGTATCCGTCAAGCTATTTTAGACGGAAATGTGAAAGAAGCAGGAGAACTTTTGGGGGCACCGCTTCCATCAAGAGGCATGGTGGTTCATGGTAATGCTCGTGGTCGTACGATTGGTTATCCGACAGCTAATTTGGTGCTTTTAGACCGTACTTATATGCCAGCAGATGGTGTTTATGTCGTTGATGTTGAGATTCAAAGGCAGAAGTATCGTGCTATGGCTAGTGTCGGGAAAAATGAGACCTTTGATGGAGAAGAAGCACGTTTTGAAGTCAATATTTTTGATTTTAATCAAGATATTTATGGCGAGACCGTCATGGTTTATTGGCTTGATCGCATTCGCGATATGACAAAATTTGATTCTGTTGACCAATTAGTGGATCAGTTAAAGGCTGATGAAGAAGTAGCTAGGAATTGGTCTTAAGAGTATAAGTAAACAAAAAAGAGGTTGTCTGTGACCTGAAAGATAGATGATTTAGTCTAACTTCTGAGGTCACTACACTACCTCTTTTTATTCTTTTTCAAAGGTGAATCCTTCTCCAAGGATTTCGTGGGCTTCTGTAATAGTGATAAAGGCTTGAGTATCGATTCGATGAATCATTTCCTTCATTTTAACAATTTCATTTCTTCCGACAATACAGTAGATGATTTTCAAATCTTTTTGACTATAGTAACCTTGCCCCGAGATAAAAGTAACACCTCTTCCTAGGTCATCATTAATAGCCTTAGCAAGTTGGTCAGGACGTTTGGTAATAATCATAAATCCTTTACCTGCGTATCCTCCTTCTCCAATCAAATCAATCACTCGGGATACAATGAAAGTAAAGAGCAGAGTGTAAGTAACCAATCTCAAATCCTTAAAAATAAGGAGAATGAGCATGAGAATACAAAAATCTAAGATAAAAAGTAGTTTCCCCATGGAGAAATGAGTGTATTTGTTGAGGATACGAGCTAGAATATCAGTTCCACCAGTTGTACCTCCAGCGTTAAAGATAATTCCAAGACCAATTCCTAATAGAATTCCAGATATAAGGGCAGTAATTAGTAAATCACCTTGAAGATCAATATGAAGGGGAATACGCTCAAAAAAAGCTAACCAGGCAGATAAAGCCAAGGTCCCAAGCAAACTAGAATAGAGAGATTTTGCTCCAAATATTTTCCAAGCTAGGATGAATAGAGGAATATTAATCAGCAGATTCATGAGGGAAACAGGAATTTCAAAAAGATAAAAGGTAATAAGAGTAATGCCTGTAGCCCCTCCTTCGAAGAGATGATGGGGAACTACAAAATAGGTTAGACCAAAAGCATAAATGCCAGCACCTAGTAAAATAGTTAAAATGGGATAGATTTTTTTAATCATAGGACACCTCTTTTCTTATAAGTTGATTATATCAAATTTTTAAGGAAAATTTGAATGACTCCATTAGGATTTTTAATCTTTTTTTGATATAATTAAAAGTAAGAAAACCAATCTGAATCCTAAAATAGAAAGATTGATACTATGACAAAAATTAAGATTGTTACCGATTCATCTGTTACTATTGAGCCAGAATTAGTAAAGCAATTAGATATCACGGTAGTTCCTCTATCTGTAATGATTGATAATGTTGTTTATTCGGATGCTGATTTAAAAGAAGAAGGTAAATTTCTTCACTTGATGCAAGAAGCTAAGAATCTTCCTAAAACAAGTCAACCACCTGTAGGTGTTTTCGCTGAAGTTTTTGAAGACTTGTGCAAGGATGGCAGTCAGATTCTTGCTATTCATATGTCCCATGCCCTTTCAGGTACTGTAGAAGCAGCGCGCCAGGGTGCTAGTTTATCTACTGCCGACGTGACAGTTATTGATAGTTCCTTCACTGACCAAGCCTTGAAATTCCAAGTTGTTGAGGCTGCGAAGTTAGCACAAGAAGGTAAAGAGTTGGAGGAAATTTTATCTCATGTAGAAGAAGTAAAAAAACATACGGAGCTCTATATTGGCGTTTCTACTCTAGAAAATCTAGTAAAAGGTGGACGAATTGGTCGTGTAACTGGATTGTTGAGCTCACTTCTCAATATACGTGTTGTCATGCAGATGAAGGATCATGAATTGCAACCAATGGTTAAAGGGCGTGGAGCTAAAACTTTTAAAAAATGGTTGGATGAGTTGATAACATTGCTCTCTGACCGTTCTGTAGCAGAGATTGGAATTTCATATTCTGGTAGTTCTGATTGGGCAAAAGAGATGAAAGACAATTTGCAACCTTATGTTGAAAAGCCAATTTCAGTATTGGAGACAGGGTCTATTATTCAAACTCACACGGGTGAGAACGCTTGGGCTATTTTAGTTCGTTACAATTCCTAAAAACTCCTAAAAAAATAAAGAAAATGCGAATAAATAGCGTTTTTAACTTGACCTAAAAGGGATTTTAGGATATGATTATAGTTGTTAATTAGAAATTAATTTGGAGGAATCATTAACATGGCAAACAAACAAGATTTGATCGCTAAAGTAGCAGAAGCTACAGAATTGACTAAGAAAGACTCAGCAGCAGCAGTTGAAGCTGTATTCGCAGCAGTAGCTGACTACCTTGCAGCTGGTGAAAAAGTTCAATTGATCGGTTTTGGTAACTTTGAAGTTCGTGAACGTGCTGCTCGTAAAGGTCGCAACCCACAAACTGGTAAAGAAATCACAATTGCAGCTTCTAAAGTTCCAGCCTTCAAAGCTGGTAAAGCTCTTAAAGACGCTGTTAAATAATTAGCCTTTAAAAAGCCTATCATATCAAGCATTTGAGCTTGTGTGACAGGCTTTTTTGTTTGTTTTGGGGCATTTTTGGGGCATAGACTAATACTTTTCCATGACATCTGCTACCGTTGATTTCATTTGTTTTGTGATGTGAGTATATATTTGAGTGGTTGTTTTTGCATCGGAGTGCCCCACACGATCCATAATAGCTTTAAGAGGTACATTGTTTTCAGCAAGTCGGCTTACCAGCGTGTGACGGAATATGTGGCTAGTAAGGTTTTTCTGGATTGGTGTTTCAAGTCTTTCATTAGCTTTCTTTAGAGCTAGATTAAAAGAGTTTGTTTGCAGAGGAACTCCATTTTTTGTGGTGAAGATGAATCCCATGTCTTTATAACGAGGATTGGTATTCTTCTCCAGTTCATTCATGAACTCCATCTCTTCTAATATCTCTTTTTCACGGGTGGTCATGACGGTTTCGCGATAGGATGCCAGGGTTTTTGGTGAGGTCTTTTCACCTTTTTGATATCCATTCGTGTGGTCGTATGTTCCATGAAGCTGCAGGGTGTTAGATTCATAATCAACATTATGAGGTTCAATTCCTACGGCTTCCCCAATACGACAACCATTCAGGCTCATGAATTCAGAGAGTAGTCCGATTCGATAGGTGCTTGGCCTACGATACAACTCTTTCAACAGTAGTTTGATTTCATCTTCTTCAAGATATTTCTGTCCTACCTTTTTCCAATCTTCTAATGTCTTTTGAACTCTTGGAAGCTTAGCTTTCCTAGCTGGATTATCCTTAATAATGCCAAGGTCTATTGCATAATCAAAAGCAAGATTTAGCATGGACTTATTTCGCTCTTTTTTATTCCTTGAGCAATCGAGTTTATCTAGATATGATTGAACATATTTTGGATCAATTTTAGAAACTTTGATACCAATTCCGAAGTCATCTTTTATCTCTTTGATATTTCCGCTTAATGAAGCGATAGAAGAACGTTTAATCTCTTGTTTGTAGAATGACCACCACTGGTCGAAAAGTTCCGTAAAAAGCATTTCTGAGCTTTCTAGTTCACTCAGAATATTTGCTATCTTTATTTCAAGTTGTTTCTGAGCTTCTTTTCTGATGCGAGGAGTATCTTTTTCCATGAGAACTGAAACTCTAGACCATTTTTCGGTGTAAGGATTTTTATATCTCTCAAAAAAATTTACTTTTCCGCTTTTATGTTGTTCTACCCACATTGATTTTCACCTCATTTCTTGATAGAATAGAGTATAAGAAAACTACCTTTTTAATGGTCGTTTCCTTATACAGTACATCCTCACGCTCAGACTCGCCAAAGCTTTGAGAGCGTGGGGATTTTTTTGTTTTTAAAAAGGGAAGCAACGGTTAAGTTACTTCCCCTGGCACGCTAAGGTGCAAAGTCTAAAATTATGAGGGCATGCCTCTAAGTAACTTAATTATATCATAGACTCAAACTTATTCCAAGCCGATGCCAACTTTGGCAGTTAATAAGTAAGCACCATCTTCTTGTTTGCTGAATGTTAGAGTAACGCTTCGGAGTTTTGTTCCTGCTGAAGAATATGAAACCGTTCTGCTTTCATGGTCATTGACAGTAGTAGTGTTTATATTGTTTGGCTCTCCATGAACGCTAACAATATCGTCGTAGTTAGTTCCGCCAGCTCCATAATTCATGATGTCGCCCATCTGAAGAGCGTCAAACTGTTCTTTTGTCCAGTTAAATTTAGCATCCTCTTCTTTTTGTGATGATTCGATAGAAGAACTTACTGAGCTAACAGTTTCTTCAACGTTTTTAGCAGCGTCGTTCAAAGCACGGGCATACATCAATTGCGTAGCAATAACAATAACCATTGACACAACTGCTAAGACTGTACCGATGATAGCCAACATTTTTGGCCTTTTTCTGTTGATAGCTAGGCCTATCAAGCCCAATATAAGCGCTAAAATAGCAATAACAAATGATAGGTTGTTAATGATAGGCATCCAAGACCCAAATAGAGCAATTGCTCCGAAAATAATAGCCAAAATACCTAAAACTTTGCGTTCTTCATTCATAATGAAACCTCTCTCAGCTTTTAATGTGGATCAGTTATTGCACATTTTTTATTTCCGTTTTACGCAACTATTTCCAAAATGGAAACAGTTGATTTTTATTATTGTTCGTTGTAAAATAGTGATGAAAGGTGGTGCGATAATATGTTTTCTTTTTTTACTCACATCAATCAACAGCGTCAAAAGATGGAGCAATCTAAAAAAGAAATGGAATTGCGCCACAATGAATTTGCTGATAGAGTCCGCATGGATATTAAAACAGGCGAGGAAGAACTCGCTTTAAAAAGAGAGTGTTTTAATCAGCGCTATGGGCATCTATTTAGTCCTCGAAATAAATAGCAATAGGTCTTACTAGGTGGTCAGCCTTGTCTATCATCCCAAAAGAACCAAGTATAATATTTAAAATAGTTGTTGGAGCGTATTTTAACATCAAATTACTATCTTCCATATGTGAGAAGTCGCTAGGTACTTGTTCGTCAAAAGTTGATGAGCAGATGCCTAGCATTTTTATTTTTCTCTTTCCATGTTGCATAAAACTCAGTTGGACACTTTGAACTCTAAGAAATTCAAGAGGAAGTATACTGAATGTATTGCTGATTTTGATTAGATTTGTTTCAGGTAATAATTTTTTCAAGTACACCGAAATATGTTTTATCATTTCAAAAATATTCCAACCGTTTGTTGATAGTGCTTCTTGAATTTCTTTAGCTCTACGCAGATGTTTTTCTTTTTCTTTTCCTTTTCCTTTTATTTTTCCATATTCTGACTTCAGCGATCTAAATTCATCGTATCCAGGGAGTAAGAATTCTATTTCTTCTAAATCGCTTGTATTTGCTAATTGCTCAAAGTTAAAAACAGTTAACTCTCCAGATACAGAAATTAAGTCACCATCTTGGTAATCGCTGTGTTTTATAAGTTCTTTCGCCTCAAGACCAGTGATAAGCAAATCTAATGAATAATCATCAAGAGCGGTTTCTACTAGATTTTTATTTGACTTAGAAAATACAAAATTGTAACTATCAACATTAGTATTAGAGTAGCTTCCTGCCGCTTTTAATAGAGCAGAGAGGCCAACGTCACTGGATGTGGTTGTTTGCTCTGTACTTCCTTCAGTTCTAGCGTCGCTTTCTCCATCTTCATTCACTAATTTTGTTATCAGACCAGAGTTTTGTTGAGCCAACAATGAGTTGACAAGTTTGGTATCTAAATAAATTATTTCTTTCATTATTTTCCTCCTTTTTTAATTTACTAATGCTAAATACTCTTCTTTAACCATGATTTCATTTGTCATGGTTTTTAGATTGTAGTAAGACATGAATTTGAGGTAATCAAACTCTGTGGGGTCGTCTAAGTTTTCTAGTGCGTCTTTTACGAGATGATGGATCATATTCCTATCAGCTTCGTTTTCACAGCGTAGACGGGCGTTCTGGTACTCTGAGCGTGTGTGGTCTTTGTGTCCAAGTTCGTGTAGGGCGACTTGGATTTGTTGTTCAGGAGTCAAGTTGTGGTCAATAGCGAGTACATTTGTGTCTGGATTGTAGAAACCGCTACTGTGCCAGTTTGAACCGTCGAAGAGACAAAGTTCTACTTGATATTCTTCGCAGAGTTTAGCGAGTGTCATAGTTCTCCTTCGTTATTTATAAACATCTCTGCGGTGGGCGATTTCCACGGCTAGGACGACTAGTTTATCGTCTTGGATATCACAGATGATGCGGTAATTCTCTACTCTGTATCGCCAGTAACCTGCAAGGTTGGCTTTTAATGCTTTTCCATGTTGTCGTGGATTGGTCGTGTTTTCAATGTTTTTAGCAAGCCAGGATAGGATTTGTTTTCTGGTTGGGGTATCTAGTTTTTTAAGTTGCTTGAGAGCTTTTTTATCAATATCTAGCCGATACATTAAGCAATATCCTCTCGAGTTAGTCCTAGTTCATCCAAGACCTCATCCATGGTATAAGTAACTGGGTCGGCTAAATACTCCATATAGGCTTGGTCAGCTGCTCGTGCGTCTTCGATATCTTCCATGAGTGCCATGAAGTCGTCAAAATCCATGGTCGTTGTGTCGATACCGTGTTTGTTTAGGTAGTCCGTGATGTAGGAGTTTTTTTCTGTGAAGTTGATAGTGATAGTCATTAGCGTTCTCCTTTGCTTTTGAAGTGGGCGGATAGGACGGATGTGATGAAGTCGATATCATCTTCATTTAGTGGTTTCCCGTCAAATAACATGGTGTTGGCTGCTGCTTTACGTAAGTCTATGATTTGTCCGTTTACTTGAGCAAATTCATCACTCCCAGCAATAGCAGGGTTATCTGTTCGTCCGAGCAGATAGTCTGTGGACACGTTGAAGTAGTTAGCAATTTCTGCTATACGTTCAGCATTTGGCGTAGAGTTTTTTATCTTATACAGTGTATTTCTGCCATAACCTAAGTCTTCTTCGACTTGTCCAAGAGATTTTCCACGCTTTTTTGCCAATTCTTTTATTTTTTCAAATGTCTCAAACATTGTTAAATCAACCTTTCTAAGACATTACAAAAAATATTTAACAAATTTGGTGTAAAAAGGTTGACTAATTATCCCAAAAGGTGTAAAATGTTTTTTGTAAGTAAGTTACAACTAAAAAAACAACTAAGAAAATAAATTATAAAAAATGTTTTAGCGAACGGTATTTATAGATTTATTAGTGTTTTTATTATGCTTTCATTTTAGCCGATTTGGTGTTAGTTGTCAAGCGTAATGCAGAAAAATAGTTAAAATTTTAGTTGTTTCTTATTTACTTGTTCCTTGACAATTGAATAGAGCATGTGAGATAATAGGGGAGAAGTGAAAAGTAGTTCCAATGGAACACAAATCCCCTAGTACCGCAAATACCAGGGGATTTTTTTGTGGGCTGGACACTAACGTTTGTCCTTGTCCTGCTTGCTATCCAGCCAGTCGCTGATCAATTTAGTTGCTAAATTGACCAAGAGCGGGGCAAGGATAAGTGTGAAAAGTAATTCCAATGGGACTCACCTCCTTTCAGAGGCTATATCGTTAGTGCCGTCACTATTATATCACATGCTCTATCAGTTAGATAGGGCATTTTTATTTTTTTGAAAAAGGAGGGAAGGGACATAAAAGTCAGTGGAATTACAACGATAGACTCAGAAATTTCTTTCGGGGAGTGCGATATTCAAGAAGTTCCTGAAGAAATAAAAAAGCTTTTCCCAAACCAGAATCTTATAAAAGTTTCTGAAAAAGGAAAAAGCTATATTTTAAACTCAGACTATATCGTATTACTTTTTACGAGTCTGTGAAAGCGCCGATCCAGCGATAGACTTTGTTCGAGCAGAAGAACGTCCGTCGCGAAGAGCCTTGCTTGCTTTGGTGGCGACTTTAGCAGAGGTCTGCTTGGTATTTTTTGCCATAAGCAATCCTCCTTTCTTAATTATTTGACTTGCGATTTTCATAAGGAGTTGGAAAGGTCTTATCAAATCGTTTTAGTCAAGATATATTATAACCCAAATATATTTGATTGTCAATATATTGTATGAGAAAGGATTTAATGTGCTTGAAAAGCACAACATATGGTGTTTTGGATGTGGGATAAAATTGAAAAACAATTAAAAATAAAAGGCTGGTCGATGTACAGATTGGCCAAAGAATCAAATGTCCATTCATCTAATTTTTCTAACCTAAAGGCTGGAAGAATGAAAGAGATGTCGTGGACGAATATGTGCAAAATCGCTGATGCACTGGAAGTCAGCTTGGACAAGTTAAGATAGAAAGGAAAAATTTATATGCCAGATATCGCAAACGGTCGCGAAAGAGTTAATGCTTTCTTAAAAGAGAAGGGCATTAAAAAAGCAACTCTAGCGGTTGCTTATGGCTTTAAACGACAGGAAGTAACAAATATTCTAAGTGGGGCGACGAAGGGTCCGCGAGCAAACAGTTTCATTCTTCAAGTTATTGAAGATTATGGGATTGAGTAAGAAAGATTTGAGGAGTAGGAGGAATGACATGAACGAAGTTATTAAAGTGACTGTGAATGACAATCACGAGCCGATTGTATCTGGTCGTCAGTTGCATGAGGCATTGGGAGTTAAAACAGAATATAGAAAATGGTTTGGAAGAATGGCGGAGTATGGTTTTGAAGAAAATCAGGATTTCGCAAGGGTGACCCAAAAATGTCCGACCCCTGGAGGTCTACAAGATATGGCTGACCACATCATCAAGCTAGACATGGCTAAAGAAATCGCCATGATTCAGCGAACCGACAAAGGAAAAGAAGTCAGACAGTATTTCATCCAAGTAGAAAAAGACTTCAACAGTCCTGAGAAGATTATGGCAAGAGCCTTGCTCATGGCGGATAAGAAGATTCATAAACTGGAGACGCAGATTGAAGCGGACAAACCCAAAGTCCTCTTTGCAGACGCAGTAAGTGCGAGCCATACATCTATCTTGGTTGGCGAACTTGCCAAACTCATTAGTCAAAACGGCTACAAAATCGGTGCCAATCGCCTCTTTTCTTGGATGCGTGAAAATGGCTACCTGATTAAACGTAAAGGCTCAGATTGGAACATGCCAACCCAACGTAGCATGGACTTGAAACTCTTTGAAATCAAGGAAACAAACGTGCAACACGCAGATGGACATATCACTGTGAACAAGACACCAAAAGTCACTGGCAAGGGTCAGCAGTACTTTATCAACAAGTTCTTAAGTGAAGATGAAGTAGCGGGGTAGGGAAATTCAAATTAAAAAGCACGGCTGAAAACAACAGTGCTGAGCTATTTGTGAAATTACTGGTTGAATTGCCTATAGATTGGTTCTGCAATAATGGATAAAAATACTCCAGCAAGTTACCAAGTCGCTGGAGGTGTGGATTTTTTATAGATCAACGTTGGTAAGACTGAAATCACTTCGGAGGTTCCACTTCCTACACATGCATCATTCACTGCGAATACTAATTCTCGGGAAGTTCTGGGGAAAGAGTTAAAGTTTCCACCCTACTCGTACATTTGCTATCACAAAAGCACGGCAGGTCGATAACTCATTCCCTTTTCTCCACACTAGTTACTTGTCAGTTGGAAAGACTGATGTTCATTAGTGAGAACGTTTTTCAAAGGTTGATCACATTTCTATACAAAAACTCGGACAAATAAAGCGTCCTCCCTTCGTAAAGATATATTCATTATGCAAAATTAAGTTGATTAACACATCGGTCTTGGGGCTGATTTTTGGAGGCAATATTGGAAGATAAAATCATTGAACTAGCTGATTACTTCATCAGCGAGAACACAACGTACAGAGAAGCTAAAATAGCATGTGAGAAGCTATTGAAACAAGTCAGCCATGAGATAGAACTCAGGGCGCTGGAAAGTAAGATAAGGGGGAACGATAATGGAACAGCCGCATGTTAATGTTGATATTTCTGGTGTGGAAAAGTTAGCAGAAGTAACTCAAGAGGAGACTGAAAAAATATTAAGTTATGATGAAATCGAATTGCTAAAACCAATTACTCATCTTCATAAATCGATTTTTAGACAAACTGAATACTTGTCAGACCAGTTAACAAAAAAGCTTCATCATTTAGAGGACTATAACAGTCCAATAGATGACGAAGCGCTGAAATTGGCGGCAGTGACAGCGGATTTCTATAAGTTACTAATCCAATCTCCGAGCATTGGAGCAGCCGTCAAGGAGATTGTGAGCGAGGGACATAAGAGTTAGAGCGGTTATGGCATCGTTTAAATCGTTAGGATTATAAAGTTTTAAACTATGAGCGTTTGTGTTTCGGTATAACTGTGCTATGGATAAAAGTAGGTGCTTTAAACCTTGATAAGCGCTTAGTTCTTCATCAGATTGTAATTTATTGCCATTTATGACAATAACGGGATTGTTCTTTTTGAAGCATTCTTCGATAAGTTTTCCAGAATCTAATGTAGAGCCTGTCATTTCTCTTATCCGATAAAATATTCCCTTGCTAGCCTCTAAGATTGCATGGAAATAGTTTTCTTGTAGTAATTCTTTGGAGCAATATTTTGAAACGAGAGGGTGTATGTCGCTGTCTTTCAATCGTTCTTCAAGGGTTTGGAGTCGCAACTTAGCATCTTTGAATGTTTGGACTTTTGTTATTTTTTGAACTTTTCCAGAATCGTCAAGTTCAAAACCTCTAAAAATCAGCGTTTTATTTATATTTTTCTTGAGAATTTCCCAATTTTCTGGTGCGTCAATATATTTACTCGGAACACAGATATACTCAACTGAGTCGAAGATTGGACGTAGGCTCCTTTGTTGGGAACAAGCAGCAATCAAGATAGCGCTTAGTCTGCGCCATTTAGTATATGTTGTATCTCCTACGGGCAAACCAAGAGTAGTTAACATGGTGGTGATTTGACTACCTGTTATTTCATTACATAGAACCTGACAAATCAATTCAATATCTTGACTTTTTAACGATGACATAATTACTCTCCAATCGTTTTTATTTTGATTATACCACATTTGAAAAGGAGGAAGATGAATGTGCAAGCAAGGTTACAGAAAGGGGCTTAAATATGAGGTATGCAGTACATAATCAGGAATACCAACGAGAACTACACTCAACTGAACAACCACTCAGCTCAAAACTCAAATCTGAGCTTACAAGCTAAAGGGTTGCTATTGGTACTGATGTCTAATAAGGATACATGGCGCCCTTATATCGATGAACTTTCCAAACGCTCCAGGAATGGGCGTGACGCCCACAGGGCAGCTTTTGATGAGTTAAAAGAGGCTGGTTATATCCGTATCTATCGCAAGAGCTTTGGTCGTGGTAAAGGTATCCAGAATTTTCCTTTAGTTCAAGATGTACCAATTTCAGATAGTTATTGGGAGTATTGGGTAAGCAATCTTGAAAAAGAGTTATCCACAGAATAGTAAAAGGGTTTATTTACAACTTACTGAATTTACAAAGTTGAAAAGTTCAAAAGTTGAATTTTACAAAGTTGAAAAGTTCAAAAGTTGAAAAATCCGACACTAATAATAACTAATAAATAATAATAACTAACTATACAATAATCTAAGCCTAACGGCACTAACTTAGTAATAAATACTAACTTACAACAAACTACCACTTCTCTTAATAAATAAAAGAGAGGAATTTCAATTTTAGGACTTTGCAAAAATGGGAAAGGAGCAAACGTGAAGCAATTAAAACTAAGTATTAAACCCAAGCAAGAACCTACTGAGGGTCAATCTCTTAATTCTTCAGGTTATTCAGTAAAAATCAATGACTGGGAGCTTGGTCGTGGCGTTACTGATTTTAAATTAGAAATGCCTGCGAGCGGAAAACCAAAAATCACTATCACAGCGTTTCCAAATGTTATTGAAATCGATGAGATAGTGATTGCTGAAATTCAGAGTTTACAATCTGAAAGTGATATAGAAGCCTGAGAAATCATCTTCGAGATTTGCTGTTATTTGACCAGTTGAGATTAGTTTCTTAGCGGTATCTCTAAAATCATCTTGATCAAATCCTTCGGAATGAAACTCATGAGCAGTACCTACTGGGGCAGTCGGTTCCAGCTTAGCAAACTCTAGAATCTTATCAGCTATATTTTTATCAAAAGACATATTTAAATCTCCTTTCTATTGGAATTTTGACTAAAACGGTGAGAGGTCCTAGTCAAGAATGATTATAGCAATTTAGGAGGATATTACATCAGCCTTGAGACTGATATAGGATGTTGAATGGAAGATAAAATCATTGAACTTGCTGATTATTTCATCAGCGAAAACAAAACGTACAGAGAAGCTAAAATAGCGTGTGAGAAGCTATTGGAACAAGTCAGCCATGAGATTGAACTCAGGGCGCTGGAAAGTAAGACAGTCTAGAAGACAACAAAAAGCACCTGACGGCAATCAGGCGCTCAACAAAATTATTCAAGGAAATTATAACATGAAAAATAAAAAAGAGCAATGGAAACCAAGAATTGTAAACATCATGGCAGATGGTTCGGTCGTTGAAGACTTAACAGGATATGTTATCCCTGCTGGTCATTCGTACTATGACATCATTCTAGGCATGAACAAGCGATCTAACGAGGAGGATGTGGCTTAATGAAATTATTTACTAAGTTAAAACTCGGTCTTGAGGGCATCATCCATGAAGTGAGCCTTGACTGGAGAGTGGTCGCGGTAGAGCTTATGAATGATCTTATCAAAGAACAGCAAAGTCACTTTGCCAGCAAGCAAGAAATCTATGACCTGAAACAACAATTGGCAATCTACAAAGAGAAAGAACAAATCGAAAAAGGAGAACAATATGTTTAAAGCAATTCGTACAATCAAGAAAATAAAACAACTTCAGAAAGCAATGCACGACGCAAGCGTAGCATTCCTACTTATGCAAGACCTCGGTTTGGTTCCTGATAGCGAAAAGGGCAGAGCCAAAGCTAAATCGTTTCATGATATGAGTCACATGCTCAAGGATATCCTAGACGACAAGTCAGTAGACGAAGCTATGACAAGACTAGAAATCACAGTTGAAACCAACGAAGATAAAGAAGTGGAGAAGGAAGATGACTAGAATTGAACTTGAAAACCGTGTGTGGCTTTTGGCCAATCATGAAGAAAAAAACGAATTGCTAGATCTTGGGCTAACATCAAAGGCTAGATATGTGAAGCGAGTGCTGGAACTTGGAAAGGTGTATGCTCATGTTTGATTATGACAGAGATATGATGCAACCGCATGAAGAACGAGAAGAACTTGACCCAAGCGAGTATGTGGATATCGGATGCGGTCGACGTCGATATGTAGGGGATGAGATATGATTCAGGAGCTACACGAAGAAATCGACAACTGGCGAGCTGAGTATATGCATCTTGGCCGAGAACTCGGAGAAATCATCAACGACCAACAGGATATTATTTTGAAATTGCAAAACGAAAATAGACGTATAAAACGTGAAAATTGGAATTTGAAGAAGACGAAAAAGAGGAAAATTATATGCCACAATTGATTGATTTGTCAGGTAGGAGATTTGGTAGATTAACAGTTATAAAGCGTGCAGAATCAAATCGTAAAGAAGTTTATTGGGTGTGTCAATGCGATTGCGGAAACATAAAAACAGTACGCGGAAGCCTGTTGACTACTAAAAACAAGAAAAGGAGAGTTCGGAGTTGTACTTGTTTACTGAAAGAGCGAGCATCGGCTAGGCAGGGGATTTTGACTGAAAAAGCAACAGAGGCAAACAAACCATTTCTTGAATTTGAAAAAGGAACGAATATTCGAATAATTTCCTCAAAAAAATTACCTAAAAATAATAAAAGCGGAGTAAAAGGGGTTTGTTTCGACAGTTCTAGAGGCCAATGGATTGCGTCTTTAAAGCTCAAAAGAAAAGTTGTTTTTCGTGAGAGATTTAGAAAATTCGATGATGCAGTCAAAGCTCGTAAAAAAGCAGAAGAAAAATATTTCAAACCAATCATTGAGAACGCAAAAAACACGGGATTGTTTTAACAAAAGGAGAAGAAAATGAGTTACGAACAAATATCAGAAACAACATACTATCAAAACATGAGCTATTGGAATCAAGTTGCACAAAATTATAGAGCGTTAGGCGGTCTAGGAATTTGCGACGATGAAACAGGCGAAGAGCTTTATACAGTATAAGGAGAAAAACAAAATGACAAACGAACTAACACAGAAGCAAGTTACATCAAATGTTGCAACACGAATCGAAGCAATGAAGGGCGAAGGACTCCTAATCGCACCGAATTATAGTGTTAGCAATGCACTGAGTTCGGCATATTATGCTCTAAAAAATTCCAGTAGTGGGAATTTGCTCCAGCAATGCACTCAAGACAGCGTTTATAACGCATTGTTAGAAATGGTAACCCAAGGACTAAGCCCAGCTAAAAAGCAATGCTACTTTATCAAATACGGCTCTGACGTCCAATTGAGAATGTCTTATTTTGGGACCATTAAAGTTACTAAAGATTTGCAAGAGGTGAAAGACGTTACTGCAAATGTTGTTTACGAAGGTGACACGCTAGATGTAGCAGTTGAAAACGGGCGTAAAAAGTTAGTCAAGCATGAGACAGATTGGCGGAACGCAGATAATCCAATAATTGCTGCTTATTGCATCATCACTCGAACGGATGGAGAAGAGTTCTTTGAAGTCATGACTAAAAAACAAATTGACAAGTCTTGGTCTAAAGCGAAAACGAAAAATGTTCAAATAGATTTCCCTGATCAGATGGCTATGAGAACGGTTATCAATCGTGCAGCTAAAATGTTTATCAACACAAGCAATGACAGCGACTTGTTCGCCGGAGCAATCAATAACACAATTGCTGATGAGTATGACAATGGTCGTCAAGTGAAAGAAGCTGAACCAGTGAGAGAAGAGGCTGAAACATTGGATAGCATCCTTGGAGCTTCTGAAGAAGTGACTGAAAAACCAAAAAAAGAGGTTATCAACCAGGAGTTGACAACCACAGATGCAAGCTCCTCAGTAAATGAAACTCCAGACTTTGACGAAGAAACAGGCGTAGTAATTGACCAAGAGCCAGAAAATGGTCAAATGGACATGCTAGAAGGGGAGGATTTCTAAAATGGTTGAAGAATTAAAAGATGTAACGGATAGTCTAGAACTCGTTCCAGTAACAGATTTAGAGATTGGTTTTGTTCTAAAAGCTGCTGAAATCGAAATCCAAGGCAAAGAAGTTTTGGAGCAAGCTTTAGAGTCCTACAAAAAGAAATACGCTGGCTATATCGTTACAGAAGAAACTTTATCAGATGACATTAAAGTCAAAGACGAGTTGGGACGAGT